GTCCCCGATTTTCGCCCAGCTCCCGATTTCCGCACTGTCCCCGATTTTCGCACTGTCCCCGATTTTCGCCCAGCTCCCGATTTCCGCACTGTCCCCGATTTGAATATTAAACTTTGAAAAATCAATTTCTGAAAGTTCATCATATTCAAACTTCTGCAAATTAAATCCTAAAAAAATAGTCTTTTTCATGTTGTTTGTTTTAATTTTTACGCAATTTATAAATTTGATTCTTTGGTTCGTAGAAAACTGTTAAAGAACATGTTTCTCAAAGTTGAAGAAGTCGTAATATCTGGCATAATTGGCAGATTCTTTAATGTCTCCCATTGTAGGAATATCGATAATTAAGCAACTGGACCACCAACGCCACGCCGGAGGAATTAACTTGTAATCAAAAGTAGGATATCCAAGATCGTAATCATTTTTGTTTTTGCAATTAAATTTTATGAAATTTCGATCTAATGGCAAACCGCAACATAAAACTATTGGTAAATCAAAATTAATCAGCTTGTTGTATTCTGAATTTTTCAATCCGACAATATTGTTATCAAATTTATGCAGGCAATAGCCATTTTTTACTTCTGTAATAAGTGGTTTTATTTCACAAAAACACAATAATTCAGGCAGATAAAAGTCAGGACAATAAATTACACCAGTTTTTAATTTAAACGATTGTAATTCATATTCATATTTTAGTCCGTAATGATCAAAAAATACAGCCCATCGAGCCTCTAATTTTGATCTAAATTCAATTCCGTTGTATTTTGTTTTTATCGCTTGCATAATTAAAAAATTATATCGTCCGCCGATCTTATTTGTTGGGGTTCAATATAACTTGCCCTATTGGATATATTATTTCTCGCCACCTCTGTATAGTATCTATTTTCTGTTATCTCATATTGAAAATCAAGCTCTCCAGGAACTCCAACTAATCGCTGTTTTTTAATTTTACCAATAATTATTTTGACAGTTTTATCCGCATAATCGGTTTTTCTGTACGGCCTCCACACACTCACTACATTGTCGGCCTTATCTGAAAATGTTCCGCCTCCTTTAATTTTGTAAATATCTGGTTGTGGATAGTTTTCTTTACCTTGAAAAAACGGCGTAACCTGGTGAGCAACTAATCCAAAGCAAATATCATTGTCAATTGAGAACTTTTTTAATTTGGTCATAAATCGGCTAATATAAAGGTCTTCCCGCTCACCTCTCTCCATTAAGTGATCAATATTGTTGTATGGGTCAATAGTGCAACAATTCACGCCGTAACGTCTTACAATATATTTGAATCTTGCAAGCACGTTGTCTAATTGGTAATCTTCTTCGGGCAAAACAAAGTAAAAATGTTCATTTATAAAGTTTGCACCGTCTTTATATTCATCCTCTGACATTACGTTTGCAAATCTTTTATCCGTTGATTTTCCGGTATAGCAATGAATCAATTCATCAATTAGCTCGCTTACGGGGTAATTTTCAGGACAAAACATTGCAAATTTCCAACCCTCGTTTTCTGCTTTTTTTACCTGCAATGCGTTCCAGAAACATGATTTACCTTCGTTGTTATATCCAGTAATGATTGTTACTTCGCCCTGTCTCCACCGCCAATGCTTATCTAATTTATCGAAATAAGTTGTACTTCCGTACCGTTTTCCATTTCTAAACTCATGAAGCATTTTATCCCATTCCATTGAAACAGTAAAAACTCCATCTAAAGGTATTTCTTTAGCTGTTTTAAGTATTGTTTTTAGTGCATCTTTGCCGTATTTGACAAGATATTCATTTGCATCTTTACAATCCTTAAAATCGACTATTAAACAACGCTCTGAGCCTATTCGCCTAATCAATTCATTTCTTAATTGTATTCCGGCTTCGTCCGAATCAACAGCAATATACCACTTTTCAATTCTTTCAATATCATTGTAACACTGGTCAATAAAATCAAAATTTTTGGCTCCGTTTGGAACTGATACACAATTTTTAATCCCAACTTCAAGAAATGAAAGACAATCAATTTCACCCTCGACAATAACTGCAAAGTCATTTTTTTGAATCCCATTAAGATTATAAAGAATTAATTCTGCACCTTTAAATAATTTGAATGATTTTGATGGCCCCCTGTATTTTACATTAACCAAATCTTCACCACGAAAAAAATTAAAATTTATTGTTTCTACATCTTTTTCAAATTGTGGCATCCATTCAATGCCGGATGTTATTTTCATTTGCCGTAAAATAAATTGAGATATTCCACGGCCTTCAAAATATTTTACTACTTTATCACTTAAAACAGTTCCGTTGTGCCATTCAGGGCGAATAAATGTTTTTTCTTTTGGTTGAAAATCCTTAAATTCATAAAAAGCCTCTCCGCAATTATGACACTTACCAACCTTATCACTGTGATTCCAATTAAAACATTTGTCTTTTTGTTTTTTCCTTTGTGCGGAACAAGCGGGACACGGCATAGATTCAACACCGTTATATTTTGAAAAATCAATGGAATATTCCTGCCTGGTAGATTTAGCTACAATTTTCATCTGTATTCCGGTTTAAGTCCAAATGTTAAATATTCCTCCCCTGTCATTTCTTTGCAAAATTCAGTATGAGATGGATTTGAGTTACTTTTATTTTTGTCAATTATCATATCCTTAAAAACTTCTTTTTTAGACCAATATCTAAAAGTAAGATTTGCGCTTTTGCTTTTTGTTAAAAGAGGCTTCCAATTGTGCATTTTTAAAAGTAGGTGTTTTATCTGGTCGTTTGTGAAATCTTTTCGAAGGCTTGTAAATTGTTTCTCTGTAAATGGCTCGCTTAATTTCAGAATAGAGGAGCTGTTCTCTTTCATCCATTCAACTGCTTTTTTGAAAATGATGGAATCGTTTGTTTCTTGTAATAAGGTTTCAGGTATTAAGGTTTCTTGTATATCTATACCTACAATGCCGTGGACTTGCTTTTGACTGTGCTTTTGTATTGCTTTGTCAAGTGCTTTTGTATTTGCCTTTGTATTTTCTACAATGGCAATTACATTAGCGGAATACTGATTTTTGGACTTTTCTATAAGTTTTATAAATCCCCAATTTACTAAATCCTGAAAAGTTTTTGAGTATGTGCGATAGTTTTTTATTCCAATTGCGTCTTTTGCCATCTCCATCGGAAAGCCAAATTTTTCTTTCCACCCCATGCGGTTACAGTGTTCAATACAGAAAAAATACAACGCTGAATGATTTGGATTTATTTTTTCTGAATTTTCAAAACACCAATCAAACCAATTTCTACTAAGTTTAAAAACGTCCATAGTGTTAATTATTAACTTTCTAAGTCAAAAAAAATTTACAAGTGTATTAATTCAGTTCCTTTGGCGACCACAATAGTAACCTCTCCCCTATCAATTAATCGCTGTACCTGGACCGGATTAGACTTAATGAGTTTTGCGTATTCTGATTTAGTAATCAGCTTAGTAGGATCAATATCCTTAGTTTTTATTTTCTTCATGTTATTTTTTAACAATTTTAGTCCGTTAAAACCCGGCGTTAACCGGGAGTTTTTTTCGGTGCCGATTTGCATTAACACGGCTTTCTGTTTAAAAGGTTGAGCCGGAAACAGGGATCGAACCCGTGACATTCTGAATACAAATCAGACACTCTACCAACTGAGTTACTCCGGCATAGGTTTTTAAGCTGTTTATGTTGAGGTGTAGCCAAGAACTGTATTTACCAAACTAAAAACCCCACTTGTGTCTCATTTGCTTGAGTCACCCCATTTATAAAGCGCAGGTTTGATTTGGCGCGATGTAAATATACAAAACAATTTTGAATTAACCAACAATAATTTAAAATGCCTCACAACTTTCAGAACATCCATCTAATTTTTCATTGCTTGCAATAAAATCAATTTCATATTGTGTTTTTTCGGCCAGTTTAAAAATATCCGATACGCTTTTATTCCCTCTGAAAAAATTCTTTTCCGACAAATTCCATAATATCACAAAGCAATTGAGCTTTATATAATCCCTCGGGTATATCCTTGCAAGTGCCATAAAATACGCCCTCTTGCCCTGGCTCTTGAATATCGTATGTCTTATCTTTATAGTTGATATAAAGGGTTAATTCGACCGTGTCAAGAGTAAATAAATACTCTGAATTTAAAAGTTCTTTCATAACTTCGTTTTTAATTTTTCCAATTCGATTTTAAACTGTTCAATCAATCCTGATATTTGCCAATCCTGAGCAACAAAAGACAATCCGAGTTCTTTCATTTGCCGACTTATTTCCTCAACTTTTTGAAGTTTGAGGTTTTGTTCTTCTATAAGATCGTTAATTGCGTCGTTCATTTTATTCCTGTTTGTCGTGAATTAATTGCAAATTGTTAATCATTTGATTAAACGCTTCGTCTGAAACAAAGAACCTTTGCTCATTTACAGCTCTACGGGTGAGTATTTCGCCTTTTTCGTCTCTGGCGTACTCAGGACTATCGACAAGAAAAACAAGTTCAAAATACTTGCTGTAAGCATCATTGCTTTGGTCGTCCTTTTTCTTGTTGTAAAGAACATTTGATCTAATTCCGATGAGGGTGTTCATTTTACCTACATTTAGACCGTTTGTTTTGATCATCAATCGTAAACCAAGTATGACCGTATTTGTGATGTTTGTAGACATGTTTTACCGGCTTGTGATCGACCGGATAAGAATTAGAACAGTTGAAAGATGATTGTTCTTTACAACTGAATAGACAAGTTGCGATAATCAGCAACATAAATACGATAATTGGCTTCATAGCCTCAAAATTTAATGTTTTCATTTGATTGTTTTTTTGTTTAAATATTTAAATCGTTCTTCGATAAATTTTACCTGGTCAACCGTTCTGTCGTGTATTTCTTTGCGCTTCAAATAACGATCTTTCAGCCATGTTCTTAGGAATAACAAAGCGATCAATAATAGCCCTATTCCACTTACCCAATAGTCTGCCTCTGTTTTCATATCAAAATAATTTATATATAGAATAAAATCTTTTTAAAAATTCTGATTTTGCTTTTTCTGGAGACCAAAAATCTGCATTATTATCCTTAATTATATTTTCAAATTCCCATTGCAACAGTTCAAAATCCATTTCTTTAGAGTCTTTTGACTCTTCGGAAATACCAAATTTTTCAAATATTAAAACTCTGGTTTTGGTCATTTGTTCAATTATTTCAGGACATTTTTTTTGGATGATGTTTTTCAGTGGTTTTATCATATCCCCCCAATACGCCTCTTCTGAATCATGCATTAAAAATGTCATTTTCCTATCTTTTGGTGCATTGTCAAACATCATGCAGCAATGCTGACCAACACTAAAAAACTGTTTTGTATGTCCGTTCCATCGGCAGTTATTTGCAAGTCCATGTGCTATATCTTCAATTAATATAAGATTTTTGTCAACATCAAACAAATTGATCAGTATTCCGGATGCGGTTATCATGAACCCATCATAAACAATTTTTTTGCTGTTTAAATCTACTGCGTTTATAAACTTATCCATTTTAAAATAATTTTGGGTTAATATCCATTTTGTTAATTTTACTTACTTTTTCATTTCGAATATTTGCGTACAAAAGTACTGTTTGATAGGCAAACTTAAGAATATTTATTTGCCCTGCATTCGGTTTAAATCCCTGTTTTTTCCATCGGTTTTTGATGCGATTTATAAAACGATTACGGGATGAATACCAGACATTCATTTAATTAGTCTTATATCAGTTATTGGCGATTGCGTATGATGATATGGCGCAAATATGTATTTAGAAAATGTGACTGATGTACCGCCAAAATTATCAGGCTTTGTGTGCTTCACATGAACTGCTTCATCTGAAATTTTCCAAACAACACCTTCTCCGTATTCCGTATTTACTTTGCATCCTACAGTAAAATTGTGTTCCATGTCGTTTTGTTTTTTATTAGCCTCCGTCCGGCATGGTGACCGTAACCGGAGGCTGTATAATTATATAGTACTGCAAATGTATAAAATAGGTAAATAGGTTCAACAAAAGATGTTTTTAAACATGTAAAAAAATAGTCCGATCAGGCGACCGGACTATCCAACAAAACAACAAACTGAAAAAAACAAAGTATTTTTATTTAATCACATCCGGATTTTTTAGTACGATTTCCATCAATTGAGCAGCCTCGGACAATGATAATTTCCCATCAGACATAAACACGGCAAGCGATAATGCCAAGTCGTGTATCATTAAATCATAATGTTCATCGGATGAAAATTTAATTTCTGCTAAAATTGCTTTTAATTGTTCACCTGGATCAGTAATTTCCGAAATCGACTCAATAAGTTTTAATTCGAGTAGTATTTTAGGTAGCCAATCAATAAGTGAATTTTTAGCCTTGTCTACCCACTCCTTACTGATGCCCGGGACTTCTTTTTCTACGATGTCAATAACCGCATTAATGATTGATCCAGTTACCGGGTTATTAATCGCAAATTTAATCCCGTTTACGACCGCAATGGCCACCGGAATGATGATTTTTGTTTCTTTCGCCAATCCTTTGAAAATGCTCGTTACTAATTTAACAAGTCCTCTGATTATTCTTCCTGCTAATGTCATGATATTTAAATATTAATTGTTAAACTCTTCATCTTCAATTCGTAAAATTTCAATAAGTTGCTTTATTTCGTCAGGGGTCATAAAGAAAATTCAAGTTCTTCGCCAAGATCGTAGCAAATATTTTGTAATTGATGAACAAATTCAAGTTCTGTCAATACTATTTGACAAACGAAATTACCTTTAATAATTCGAAACTTATTGTCTGCTGTTGAAATTCCAATTCCATTGCCAATAGTAAAAAATTTATCTTGTGTTTGGCTGTTTTGGAATTTTGCCTTAATCAGTATTTCTTCGGTTAAAGGAATAGGATCATAATGAGTAACGGTGGGGCAACTGAGTTTAAATGGATCGTCTATTTTTTCTGGTCGTTGCTCAAATAGTACCCAATTCCCGATTCTTAATTCTTTTGCTTCCATGTTTTTCAGTTTTGTTTACGCAAAGTTACGAAATTTCAATCGTTATTTTGTCGGTCGCATTTAATAATTTTGCAAATAAAAGATTGAAAGTATCGCGAGATTGAGTTAATTGTCCTTTAATGGTATTTTTTCCGACCAAAATACAACCCGAAGTGTCCGCGCTTGTATTCCCTGCATGTATGCGTATTCCATCGAAATTAGGCACATTTAAGAGCAGAGGCATGATTCGTTTGAATCTGTTGGAATAGTTTAAAATTACCGTGTATGTACCTACGGGAATACACGTTTCGTTCATTATTTTTACAGTTCTTGGAACATCTTCAAGCGTGTCAGAAAAATAAGTGCCGTCGATCGAAAGTTTCCCGATCGTGTAATTGGTTCCGGTGAATATTCTTTTTAGTTGTAGTTTCATTTATTCATTTCTTTAATGCCTTCTTGATAGTTTTTTTCGTATTCCTTTGTGACGGTCGCGCCTCTCATTTTAATGTTTTTTCCCTCCCTGATTGCCTGTTCAAGTGTTACAGGGTCGGTAATAACCGTATTTTGTGAGTTATTTGCAGTTGCCTTTGTATTAGAGTAGTTTAGCATTCCGAAAGCAATAGCAACAA